GTCGAACTCAACTCCATGGGTGGTGCAAGAAAGTTCAGAGAAAAGTATTCAGGTGTCGAAGGATTCCAAATCCATGGATACGACAGATACGTTTACACTTACATCGCAGATAAGTTTCAGGGTGACATTGAATACAATCCTAAACTAATCAAAACTGCGACACTTGATATTGAGTGTGAGTGTGAGGATGGTTTCCCTGACCCAACACTTGCAACTGAGAAGGTCAATGCAATCACCATCAAACCATTCGGTAAAGATGCACATGTCTTTGGTATCGGGCCTTGGGAACATGGAAGGACTGACATTGTCTATCACAATTGCAAGAACGAAGCATTTCTACTCACTGAGTTCCTCAAGTATTGGAGAACTGAGTGGTTCGACATTGTTACAGGATGGAACGTAAACAGTTTCGATATCACTTATCTTTGCAATCGTATCGACAGACTCTTTGGTGAGGGAGAACACAAGAAACTTTCTCCATGGGGAATGTCTGATGTCAGAGAGTTTACCTCGCAAGGTTATCAGAAGAACATGGTCTACACTTTATATGGTGTTAATGTTCTTGACTATCTTGAACTCTATCGTAAACATACATTCGTCAATCAACCTTCATACAAACTAGAAGCAATCGCACAGGTTGAACTGGGTACAGGTAAGATTGATTACTCAGAGTATGGTTCACTCCATACACTTTATCGACAAGACTATGCAAAGTTCCTAGAGTATAATCTCAAAGACGTTACACTTGTCGAAGACCTAGATGACAAACTAGGTTTCCTAGAACTAACCATGACCATGGCTTACAATGCGAAGTGTAACTACATTGATGTCTTTGGTATGGTAAAGTATTGGGAAACTATCATCTACAACTTCCTTAAAGACCAAAACATTCAGACACCACCTCAAAGACTGAAGAGTGGTAACGATAAAACACATGCGATTCAAGGTGCATACGTCAAGGAACCATTGGTGGGTGGTCACAACTGGGTTATGTCTTTTGACTTGAACTCATTGTATCCACACTTGATTATGCAATACAACATTTCACCTGAGAAGATGGTGACTGGTAATCGACAGGATGTCAATGTCAAAAGAATGTTGAACAAAGAATGTGACCTATCTTATGTCAAACAGAAAGACTTAAGTGTCACACCTAATGGTGTCATGTTCAAACGTGACAAACAAGGTTTTCTTCCTGAACTCATGGAGAAGTTCTACGATGAACGTAAGATGTGGAAGAAGAGAATGATTGAGTATCAGAAGGAACGTGAAGTTTGCAATGACACTAAACGTAAGAAGGAACTTGATTTACTAATCAAACGTGCATACAACAATCAACAGGTTCGTAAGATTGCACTGAACTCTGCCTATGGTGCTCTCGCAAATCAATACTTCGCATTCTTTTCTATTGACCTTGCAGAGGCGATTACACTTAGTGGTCAGTTGTCCATCCAGTGGGCTGAGAAAACAATCAACAAGTATCTCAATGAAGTGTTAAAGACTGACAACAAAGACTATGTGATTGCAATCGACACTGACTCAGTGTACATCACTATGGATGATATGGTCAAAACAATCTTCCCTGAAGATACACCCAAAGAAAAGATTATCGACTTCCTAACCAAGGCAGAAAGTCAACTAGAAGATGTCATTGCAAATGGTTATGAAGACCTCGCAGATTACACTAATGCATTCCAACAGAAGATGCAGATGGGACGTGAGGTGATTGCAGACAGAGGTATTTGGACTGCAAAGAAACGGTACATACTAAACGTACATGACAACGAAGGTGTTCGACTCGCAACACCCAAACTTAAAATGATGGGTATCGAGACTGCAAAGTCTTCAACACCAATGTGGATTCGTAAGAAACTTGAAGATGCATTCAAGGTTGTCATGCAGGGTAACGAACAAGAACTATGGGAGTTCGTAGAGACTGCACGTAAGGACTTCAGGAACCTACCTGTAGAGGACGTTGCATTCCCACGTGGATGTAAGAACCTAGTTCAGTATGCAGATAGTACTAACATCTATTCTAAGGGTACACCAATCCATGTTAGAGGTTCTCTATTGTACAACCACCTTCTCAAGAAGAAGGACTTGGACATGCGATATGAAATGATTAAGAATGGTGAGAAGATTATGTTTACATATCTGACTGTTCCAAATCCAATCAATGAGAATGTAATCTCATTCACTGGAACACTTCCACGTGAGTTTGATTTGCATCGATTCGTTGACCATGATTTACAGTTTGACAAGGCCTTTGTTGAACCACTCAAGGCAGTTATAAATCTAATTAATTGGAATCATGAACCAATTGCATCCTTAGATAATTTCTTCGCATAAATACTAGATTATGTATCAATATAATGTCAAAGTAATCAAAGTTGTAGATGGCGACACGATAGATGTCGATATCGATTTGGGTTTTGGAATGACCTATCGTAAACAACGTGTAAGAATGATGGGCATTGATACACCTGAGAGCCGAACTAGAGATTTAACTGAAAAGAAATTTGGAAAGGCCTCAAAGAAACACTTAAAGAAACTTCTAGAAAGTGGTGAAAGAATCTCTCTTATCTCACATGATAAAGGTAAGTTTGGTAGAATCCTTGGAGAGATTTACATTCACAACAACGAGGGTCATCCTCAATTCGAAACAGAAATAAATGTCAATCAACAGATGATTGACGACCATCATGCAGTTGATTATGGTGGTGGTAACAAAGACGAAATAGAACAACAACATCTTGCGAACAGAGAGATATTAATTGAATCAGGTGAAGTGGAGTTATGACACTTGGTATTCTAGACATCTTTTTTGTTTTCATGATTATCCTAAATTTTGGTTTCATCGTTCATTTAGAAACCCAAGTCAAAATGTTAAGGTCTATGATGGAAGAACATTGTAGATATGACAACTCACTAAAAGATTTACAAAAAACCCCTATACAAGACAAATAAATCATAGTATACTAGGTATATTATTTTCATTTATGAGGAGTGACTATGAGTTTTATAAAAGATTTAGTTAAGTCCAGTGGTAACGAATACGCATCCATCGTTTCTGATGGTGTTGCAGCTGGTGATGTAGATTCATTCGTAGATAGTGGGTCATACATTTTCAATGCGTTATTATCAGGTTCACTTTATGGTGGACTTCCATCGAACAAAATCACTGCAATCGCAGGTGAGTCTGCAACTGGTAAAACATTCTTTGCATTAGGAATGGTAAAACAGTTCTTAGAAGACAACCCTGATTCTGCAGTCATCTACTTCGAATCTGAATCTGCAATCACAAAAGAAATGATTGAAGAAAGAGGTATCGATTCTAGTAGAATGATTATTGTTCCAGTCGTAACTGTTCAAGAATTCAGGACTCAGTCCATTGGTATTCTTGATAAGTATCTTGAAACAGATGAGTCTGAACGTCCACCAATGATGTTTGTTCTTGATTCACTTGGTATGTTATCAACTACTAAAGAAATCGAAGACACTGCAGATGGTAAGGAGACTAGAGACATGACACGTGCCCAAGTAGTTAAGGGTGCATTCAGAGTGTTGACTCTAAAACTTGGACGTGCAAAGGTACCAATGATTGTAACGAATCACACTTATGATGTGATTGGTTCTATGTTCCCTCAAAAAGAAATGGGTGGTGGTTCAGGATTGAAGTATGCAGCTTCATCTATTGTCTATCTCTCAAAGAAAAAAGAAAAAGAGGGTACCGAAGTCATAGGAAATATAGTACACTGTAAGAATGCGAAATCAAGACTTACAGTTGAGAACAGAATCGTAGATGTCAGATTGACATACGATAAAGGTCTCGACAGATACTATGGTTTACTTGACCTCGCACTTGCAAGTGGTATCTTTAAGAAATCATCTACGAGAGTAGAATTACCAAATGGTAAAACAGAGTTTGGTAAAACTATCAATAACAACCCTGAGAAATACTTCACTGATGAAGTGATGGAATCTCTCGAAAAAGTGGTACAAGAATACTTTAAATATGGAAACAGTGAGACTAGAACAGACAATACTGAAGAATCTGATTCAGAGTGAAGAGTTTACACGGAAGTGTATTCCATTCATTAAAGCAGAGTACTTCACCGACCCTGAAGAGAAGGTAATATTTGAAGAAGTAAAAACTTACTTTGAAAAATATACTAAGAATCCAACAACAGAAGCACTTCTCATTAATCTTGACAACAATACTAATCTCAATGATAGTATTGTCAAGAACACAAAATCTGTTGTAGAGAAGATTGGAAGGGATAAAGAAGAAACACCTCAGGATTGGTTACATACTGAAACTGAATCATGGTGTAAAGACCGTGCAATATACATTGCAGTGATGGATAGTATCAACGTCCTTGATAAAACATCACAACGGTCTACTGGTGAAATACCTGAGTTATTGAAGGATGCACTCTCCGTGTCCTTTGACACCCATATTGGACATGATGTGTTAGAGGACTCAGATGCAAGATTCGATTTCTATAATACGGAAGAAGAGAAGATTCCGTTTGACTTGGAATACTTCAACAAGATTACAAAAGGTGGTCTACCAAATAAGACACTTAATATTGTTCTCGCAGGAACAGGTGTTGGTAAATCATTGTTCATGTGTCATCAGGCTGCATCATGTTTGATGATGAACAAGAACGTGTTATACATTACACTTGAAATGTCAGAAGAAAGAATCGCAGAACGTATTGATGCAAACATCATGAACGTTCCTATGAAAGAACTTCCTGACATGAACAAGAAGATGTATGATAAGAAGATTGAGAAACTCAAAGATAAGACTAAAGGTAAGTTGATTGTCAAAGAGTATCCAACTGCAGCTGCACATACTGGTCATTTCAGACACTTGTTGCAGGAGTTGGATATCAAGAAAGACTTTCAACCTGATATTATCTTTATTGATTATCTAAACATTTGTGCATCACATAGAATCAGGCCTGGTTCAGGTGCAAACTCTTACACTTTGGTCAAGAGTATTGCAGAAGAACTTAGAGGACTTGCAGTGGAGTATGATGTACCAATCGTGAGTGCAACTCAAACAACACGTAGTGGATATGGTTCAACTGATATTGGACTTGAAGACACTTCAGAATCATTTGGTCTACCTGCAACTGCAGACTTGATGTTCGCATTGATTACCAGTGATGAACTAGAAGAACTAGACCAGTTGGTTGTAAAACAATTGAAAAACAGATACAATGACCCTACAATCTTCAAGAGATTTGTAATCGGTATTGATAGAAGTAGAATGAAGTTGTATGATTGTGAACAGGAAGCACAGGAAGAGTTAGTTGATTCTGCAATAGACAATGATGACACTCCAGTGTTCGATAGAGGAAAGGATAGTTATTCGGATTTTAAATATGATTAGAAAAAAGAACATTCTTAACAGAAGAAAAGGGGCTTTAGAAAGACTTCTAAAGGTAAAGAAACCTGATGACCGTCAGAAAAAAGAGATAGAGATTCTTCAAAAAAGAGTAAATATTGCTTGACAATGCTTGCCACTTTTTAGTATAATAGAATCATGAGAAAAACAGTTATTTTTGATGTAGATGGAACCATTGCTGATGTCAATCATAGAAGACATCTTGTAAATGGTGACAAGGGTTTTAAACCTGATTGGAATGCATTCAGAAACGCAACTGTTGATGATACACCTGTTCAATGGGTTTGTGATATCGCAAAAAGATTCATTGCACAAGGTGATGATGTTGCTTTCTTTTCTGCAAGAAACGAATCAGAAAGAGAGATAACAGAGAAACAAATTTCTG